AGGCAGTTTGTCGGTAGCACTGGTAAACAGATAAAATTTAATGGACTCTCTCAGCCAGATGGAACAACTGCGACTGTTATAACAACAGTAAAAAATATAAGACCAAATTCTAAGACTAAAATCTTAAATAAGGCAACCAAACTTACCATTGTAAATTCAAAATTTACCGCATCTGGTGTTGGGACAACCACCCTAAATGATGGACTGACCTTTAGTAATGTTTATGGCACCAGAGTACAAGACGAAGAAATCAGTCTAAACGTACCAGATGTTTTAAGGGTCATTGCGGTTTACGAATCATCGTCAACTTCCGATCCAAGTCTTCCTGTAATCCAGTTCTCATCTTTCAGCGGCCCGACTAATAGTAATCAGGATCTTTTTGTTGGAGAACAAATTGTTGGTAAAACTTCTGGAGCAGTTGGCCTAATTGTTAATAGAATTGATTCCGACAAGGTTGAATATGTTTACCTTAATACCTCAACTTTCTCTGAAAATGAGGTCATTAAATCAAAAGAATCCAATATAGAGGCCAATATTATTGGTGTAACATTTGGTGATGCCAATGTGACCCAAAACTTTATTTTTGATGATGGTCAAAGAGATTCCATTCTAGATTATTCTAGGATTATCCGCAAGAAAAATGTTTCGGAACCAACCAGAAAACTAACTGTTGTATTCCAAAATTATGTTATAAATTCAAACGATGATGGAGAATTTGTATCGGTAAATAGCTATAGATCCGAAGATTATAAGCACAATATTCCTTATTTCGATAAAGAAAGACTTTCTGATTATATTGATCTAAGACCAAGAGTTGCTCCTTATACATTAACAACTAGGTCTCCGTTTGAATTTAATTCAAGGAACTTCTCTGGTGATGGTCAATATTCAAATTACGTTATGGTCCCCGATGAAAATCTTTTATTAACCTATTCTTATTATGTGCCTAGAACTGACGTAGTATTCCTAGATCAAGATGGTAAATTTGAGGTGGTTCAGGGAACTCCAGATGATGTCCCACAACTTCCAGAATTTAAATCCAACTCTTTTGATATCGCCGTTGTAAATATTCCACCTTATGTTTATGATGTAAAAAACATTGTAGTTAATATGTCTCAACATAAGAGATATCGAATGGAAGATATTTCTTTATTAGAAGATAGAGTTAACCGAGTCGAAGAATTTACAGTTCTATCAAGCCTAGAAAGTAAGACTGAAAACTTTAATATAACAGACGCCGAAACTGGTCTGAATAGATTTAAATCTGGTTTCTTTGTTGATGACTTTAAGAGCCATGCATATCATGATCTACAAAATTTCAACTTCAAGGCATCTATTGATAAACAGAAAAAGATTCTAAGGCCTCTTCATTATACGACTTCGGTTGATCTTCAACTTGGATCCGAGGCCATTGCAAACTTTACTGGTAGCTTTTCACCTAATGCGGACCAGAGTTTTGTAACCGATCTTGGTTCAAATGGCGTCAAAAAGACTGGTGATCTAGTAACACTTAATTATAATGAGGTTGTTTATGATCAACAATTACTAGCAACCAAAACAGAAAGTGTTACTGCATTCCTTGTTAGGTATTGGTCTGGACTTCTTAATTTAAATCCACCACTGGATACCTGGGTTGATGAAAGGGCCATAACAACAAATAGTTTCAATGAAGTTAGAACAACCGAGGATTCCCTTCCCGATGTCAATATCCTAATTGACAATACCGTAGCAGAAAATCAGGCCGTATTTAGAGATCCACCTAATGCTCAAAGTGGTATTCAACCATTTGATTGGCTAGAAAATGCAAGAAGAAGAATCGCGGCTGGCGGGGAAATAAGTCTTGGCGGACAATCTACCCAGAGCCGTAGGGCTCTTGTTATAGGCAGAAGTAGCCGAGGAAATAGAAGAACCCTAGAAATTGTTAATGGCAATACAATTAGAATTGATGGTATAATCTGGACAACTGGGGATCTTTCTCTCCTAAGTCAATACGTGCCGACCGATGTTGCCCAGCAATTTTTAACCAGAATGCGGGCCACGGCCACAACTGGTCAGGCTGGGTTCTTAGAATTTACTCCAAATAACGCGACCTCCACAACAAGTACTCAAACAACAACAAATACTGTAACCACAATAACGCCCGAAACAATTGTTGAAACTGTTAGCAATTCCTCTTCCTTATCAAATTACACTGAACCGGTAAGATACCTAAGAAGCCGGAATATTGAATTTGATGCTATTGGTCTAAAACCAAGAACCAGATTCTATTCGTTTTTCCAGGGCGTTAAAACAAATGACTACGTTATCCCTAAACTACTTGAAGTAGAAATGGTATCTGGAAGTTTTTCTGTTGGGGAAAGGGTAATTTCCGATCCAACTTTTGTTGATAAAAAAGTAGCATTTAGACTATGTACTCCAAATCATAAAATAGGACCACATAATAATCCAAGTGATACTTTTGAATTTAATCCTTATACCCAGACTTCTTTTGAGACAAATTATTCACAGAGTTCTACTGTTTTAAATGTTGACACTAGATCACTAGAACTTCAGACCGAAACCGATTTTTATGGTCAGGTTTCTCCCAATATGCGTCTTATTGGCACTTCTTCAGGAGCCGTTGCCAGGGTCACAAGAATTAATTTGCTGTCTGATAATAGCGGGCGCCTAATTGGATCTCTTTATATTCCTGATCCTAATGTAATTGGAAATCCCAAGTGGATAAATGGTGAAAATACCTTTACACTAATTGACACTTCTGACCTAGACCAACTTAAATTGGTAGAGTTTTCACCTGACTCTAGAATCAATGAAAGTAGTGCCGAAACCGAGTTTACTTCAAGTGGCATAACGAATATTACAGAAAATAATATTCTAACAACCAGAAATATTAGAATCATTCCACCGAGAAATATTAATACTACTACTATCAATAATGTAACAACCAATACATCTAGTAGTAGTCAACAGATAAGTCCTGGTGTAGTTAATATTCAACAACCATATGATCCACTAGCCCAGTCTTTTTATGTTTTTGAAGACACTGGAGTGTTCTTGACTTCTGTTGAGGTTTTCTTTGAGACAAAGGATTCCAATAATCTCCCAGTTACACTTCAAATTAGGCCACTACTTGCCGGGGTTCCAAGTAATGTTGTTGTTCCGTTCTCTGAAGTAACCCTTACTCCAGATAAAGTAAATCTTTCGGTTGATGGTTCGGTTTCTACTAAGTTTATTTTTAGTTCCCCCGTTTTCCTCCAGGGTCCAAAGCAACAAACCGTCAGACAATCTCCTATTGCCAGCATTACCCAGGCCGAGTATGCGATAGTTCTTCTTTCAAATAGTCCTAATTATCGTGTCTTTATAACCCAGCTGGGTCAAAATGATATTGCTACTGGAGTTAAGGTCTCTAGCCAACCAACCCTAGGGAGCATGTTTAAATCCCAAAATGGTAGTGTTTGGACGCCTTCTCAACTAGAGGACTTAAAATATAAAATTAACCGGGCAGATTTCGTTAATGAAGGAATTGTTAGACTCTTCAATCCAAAGTTGGATATTGGAAACAAAAAGGTTTCTGTTACTGGGCCAAATCAATTTGAATTCTTATCAAAGAAAATAATTGTTGGTCTTGGTTCAACTGGTTATTCTCCAAATGTTACTCCTGGTGTAACTATCCGACAAGGCTCGGCAAGTGCAGTATTAACCGGAATTGCCGGAAGTGTTGCTGGGGCCGGTGTAACAATTAGTAATGTAGGTTTTGGGTATACCAATGGAACATTTACTGGGGTTAATCTAGAAACCGAAACAGGATTTGGTATAGGAGCTATTGCTACTATTGTTGTATCAAACAACCTAATAAATTCAGTAAGTATTACAAATGGTGGTTCTGGTTATCTGGTAGGCGATTCTCTTGTCGTCCCGCCTATCGGGCAAGGAGTCGGATTTGGCGGTAAACTGACCGTAACCAATATTGGTTCTCTCAATTCATTTGTTCTAGACGAGGTTCAAGGAACCTTCTCGGTTGGTATAACAACCGTAAACTTTGTAAACTCTTCTGGGGTATCTACAACAGTTGGATCTGGAGTAACAATTTCCTCAATAACTGAGGATCAGTATTATGACGGCCTTCACATGAAGGTTTATCAGCAAAATCATTGTATGCATTCCTCTGAAAATTATGTAACCATTAGTAAGTTTAGGCCAGGAAATAATGATTTAAATACAAGACTATCTTCGGCGGTTTCTTCTACTCAAACAACTCCAATTTCTGTTGTTTCTACTTCTGGTTTTAACACTTTTGAAGGATTAACTGTAAGTGGATCAAATCCTGGATACTTAATAATCGGTGAGGAAATTGTTTCTTATACTGGTATTTCTGGTAATACGTTTACTGGAATAACCAGAGGTATTGACGGGACCCTTCCTATTTTATATCAAAACAATACTAGGGTTTATAAGTACGAATTCAATGGAATTTCTCTAAGGAGAATCAATAAGACTCATAATTTTGCTGAAGTTGATCCTACAAATACTGGTCGATTCCCAATTGATCTTAATAATTATTTTATAAAAATTGATACTTCCGATACTGATTTCCTGAACAATGTTATTGGGACAAATAGAGAAAATAATCTTTATTTTAGAAAGCATTTCCAAGGAGGCATTTCTGGAACAATTGTTTCTAATAATATTCAATATGAATCAATTTCTCTTGATGTTGCCAATCTTATTCCAGCAAAAACCAATATTTCTACTAAAATTAGAACCTTTACTGGAACAAGTGTTGGTGGTAATGAAAAATCATTCGTTGATAGAGGATTTGAAAATATCACGTTAGATACTCAGACCTATTTTAATGAGCCAAAACTAATTTGCTCTAGGGTTAATGAAGAGAGGTTTATGACTTCCTCTCCTGGTAATAAGTCTTTGACCTTTGAAATGCTTATGACCACGACTGACTCAAGAGTATCTCCGGTTATCGATACTGTCAATGCCGCAGTGACTTTATACTCTAACCTAATTAATAATCCAAATGGAATTGGTGAAGACTCTGATTATAGCCTTGACTCTAATGTAAGAAGTCTCAATAACGACAATCATAATCTTGTATATCTATCAAAACCAGTAAGACTAAAAATCCCTGCAAATGCTATTAAGGTTATCCTTAGCGCAAGCCGAAATGATCTAAATGACATCAGGGTTCTTTATCAAATCTTTAGAGATGATGAATCCAATACTGAGCCTTCATTTAACCTATTCCCTGGTTATTCTAATTATCGGGTAGATGGTTCAGGAATTAAGAGAGTTATTGATCCTTCTAAGAATAATGGATCTGCAGATTCTTTTGTTCAAGAAACATCAGACCGGGCCTTTAAGGACTATGAGTATTCAATTGATGATCTTCCCGATTTTAGTGCATTTGCAATAAAAATTGTGGGTGCAAGTAGTAATCAGGCAACCCCTCCTCTAATTAGAGAATTAAGGGCCATTGCAACAGTCAAACCTAGGATTTAAATATGACTTATTTAAAAGTAAAAGATAATGATCATCTTTTGAGAGACATTAATTCAAATGGAATAATCAATACTGATGAAACAGAGTATAAAAATTATGTAAATAGTTACATAAGAAAAATAAATTCAAAGGCAAAATTAGAAGAACTTCAACAAGAAGTTGATGAAATTAAAACCGATGTTAAAGAAATAAAAGAACTTATTTTAAAGTTGTTAAATAGTTAAAAACAATGGCAAAACCCTCCTCAAGGCAAGAACTAGTCGATTATTGTAAAAGAAAACTCGGAGCCCCGGTTTTAGAAATTAACGTGGCTGATGAACAAATAGATGATCTGGTTGATGATGCTATTCAACTTTTTCAAGAAAGGCATTTTGATGGTGTGGCCCAGACATTTTTAAAATACGAGATAACCCAAGAAGATATTGACCGGGCCAGAGGCAAAACCGGAGAAGGAGTTTCTTCAAAAGTCGGTATTGCCAAAACTTATACATATCGAGAAAATTCTAATTACATCGAAATCCCGGATCACGTAATCGGTATTAATAAAATCTTCAAACTATTTGGTGGAAATAGTCTTGGTTATGGTATGTTTAACTTCAAGTATCAATTACTACTTAATGATCTTTATTATTGGGGCTCCACAGACATCCTGACCTATTTTTCAGTCAAAAGATATCTTGAGGATCTTGACTGGATTTTGAGTCCAGATATTATGGTAAGGTTTAATAAAAGAGACACTAAACTTTATATTGATATTGATTGGAAAACAGTTTCTCCCGGTAACATTCTTCTTATTGATTGTTATAGGGCTCTTGATCCATCAGATTCAACAAAAGTCTGGAACGATAGTTTTCTTAAACAGTATCTAACGGCACTTATCAAAAGGCAGTGGGGTCAGAATCTTATTAAGTTTAGAGGAGTAAAACTTCCTGGTGGGGTTGAGTTAAATGGTCGGGAAATGTATGATGATGCCCAAAAGGAAATTGATATGATTATGGAGCGTATGAGTTCATCATACGAGATGCCAAGCTTCGATCTTATAGGATAATTTATGTTAAATCCGTTCTTTCTCCAGGGTTCAAAAACTGAACAGGGTCTCATAAACGACCTAGTAAAAGAGGCCATACAGATCCATGGTGTAGATGTTTATTATCTTCCTAGAGAGTATGTCACAAAAAGAACGGTCATAAGAGAAGTAATAGAATCTAAATTTAGTAATGCCTTTCCTTTAGAGGCCTATATTGACACTTATGAGGGTTATGAAGGTGCCGGTGTTCTTTTAAGTAAGTTTGGTATTCAACCAAGCACTGATATTACTCTTATTATATCAAAAGAAAGATATGAAACCTATATTACTCCATTAATTAAAAATATTCCGAACATAAAACTACCAGACAGACCAAAAGAAGGTGATCTAATTTGGTTTCCTTTAGGTGACAGATTGTTTGAAATAAAATTTATTGAACATGAAATCCCCTTTTATCAACTACAAAAAACTTATGTTTATAATTTAAAATGTGAACTCTTTAGGTATCAAGACGAAACAATTGCGACTGGTATTGATTTCATTGATGACAATACAATAAACGAAGGGTATACTGAAATTTACAATATGTTGGGTATTGGTGCAACCGCATCTGCCACGGCCACTATTGTTAATGGTGGTGTCAGATTTGTTACTGTAACCAATAGGGGCGATGGGTATAAAATTCCTCCTCAGGTTTCATTTTCGGCGGCTCCTCCTCCTGGAGAAACTGCTGCTGGTATTGCATCAATGATTTCTGGTATTGTTGATCTTTGTGAACCAGACGCAACTCTTCTCAGGGTCCAATCTGTTCAACTAACAAATACTGGTTTTGGATATACTGTTGCTCCATCGGTTTCATTCAGTGGCGGTGGTGGAGGCGGCGCCCAGGCATTTGCAACAATTGGTGACGGTATTGTTGGTATTGTGAGCGTCACAAATGGCGGATCTGGGTTCCTAACGCCTCCAAATATTACTTTTGTCGGAGCCGCAACAAGTTCTGCTATCGCGGTTGCTGTTCTTAACAATGGTTCTATTTCACAAATTAATATGATTGATGCTGGTTTGGGTTATACAACTGCACCATCAATTGTTATTGATACTCCTTATAGCGCCGGTTTTGGTACTTATATTTTTAATGAAGAAGTTGTCGGTAGTGCATCTAGCATGACGGCCAGGGTTAAAGATTGGAATGCCCAGACTTTAAGGCTCCAATTATCCAATACATCTGGACCATTTACTGTGGGTGAATTAATCGTTGGCCAGGAATCTGGGGCCAGTTATCAGATTATTAGCGGCAATCAGTTAATAACTATAGACGAAAAAATTGAAGACGGAATAGCGTTTGATGGGTTTACCCAAAACGACGATATCCAAATAGCCGCCAATGAAATACTTGACTTTAGCGAAAGAAATCCATTCGGGGTGCCATAATGTTTGAACATTTTTATTACGAGGCCATAAGAAAAACGGTTATTGCCTTTGGCACATTGTTTAATAATATTTACATCAAACATAAAAATGATGAAGGAAGGGTTGTATCAACCCAAAAAGTTTCCTTTGCTTATGGTCCAACTCAAAAATTCTTGGCCAGACTAGAACAATCACCGGATCTAAACAAACCTATTCAAATTACAACTCCTAGAATGTCTATGGAGATTATAGGTCTTTCTTATGATTCTCAGAGAAAGGGTGGTACAATGAGAGCCTTTACAGCAACAGATGATAATAATAAACCAAGAAGATCTTATTTACCTGTACCATACAACATCAATTTTGAACTAAGTATTTTTACTAAGTTAGAGGATGATATGTTCCAGATTGTGGAACAAATTCTTCCTTATTTTCAGCCACATTATACTATAACCATAACTCTTATTGAAGAAATTAATGAAAAAAGAGACATAAAATTTACCCTGGATAATATTTCATTAAGCGATAATTATGATGTAAATTTTGAACAGAGAAGAGCCCTGATTTGGACATTGAAGTTCACTGCAAAAACTTATATGTTCTTGCCAATTTCCGGGACTTCTATTGAAAATAATATTATCAATAAGGTAACTCTTGGTTTTGCTGCAGGAGAAAACTCAAATACCATAAACAACGATATTGACATCACAGTTACTCCAAAAGCGGCCAAAAATTATACTGGTACTATTGTGACAACTGTTAAACAAGACACCGCTTCCGGCGACAAGTTAATTTATGTTGATGACGTCTCTAATTTGACTCCCCAAAGCATAATTCAAATTAATAATGAGACTCTTTATATTGAGACCGTAAATGCTGATTCAATCAATGTAATTAGAGGGATTTATGAGACCCAGGCCCAGTTGCATGTTTCGGGGTCTGATGTATTAAATATAACTACAGTAGATAATAATTTAATTCCACCAAATGATTTATTTGGTTTCATAAGCACATTTACATAATACCATGACTAAGAAATTTAAAGAATTGAATGATGCCTTTGATATTGAGGTTCAAAGTGAAGTCATTTCTACTGCCATAGAACCTATAAAAGAAGAAAGAGTTCAAAAAACAGATATCAAACAAGATTATGAGTATTCAAGAGCAACCTTAACTTCTCTGGTTGATAAGGGTCAAGAAGCAATTGACAGTATTTTAGAATTGGCCAGGGAAACTGATTCTCCTAGGGCCTATGAGGTTGTGGGTCAACTTATTAAGACAGTGACTGATTCTGCAGAAAAGTTAATGGATATTCAAAAGAAACTTAAGGACCTAGAACAAGAAAAAACCGCAAGTACCGTTACAAATAATGCCCTGTTTGTTGGGACCACTAATGAGGTCTTGACCTTATTGAAAAATGAATTGAAATTAAAACCCAATAAATCTCTAAATAATAAGAATAAAGAAGATTAAAAATGGCAAGGCTTTCAGAAGACCATAAAGAAATTCAGTCTGGTAAAAAATTAGATGACGAAGGATATAGTGCGAAAATTGAAATGCAAAAAATTGTCCAGTCTATCAATAAACTAAAAAAGGTTATTAAGACCTCTGATCAACAAATCCCGGCCTGGGTTCAATCGAAAATTACAAAGGCGAGTGATTATCTAGATATTGCGGCTGATTATCTTGCGTCTGATGTTGAGATAGACGAAAGCACTTCATTCACTATTAACCCAAAATCACATACTCAGGCTCAAAAAAGAGAAAAAACTACACAAAAAATACAACAAAAAGCAACCAATAATCCGAGCCCAGAAGAAGAAAAAGTAGCAAAAACAATGCTTTCAAAAAGAGGTCCTCAACTTCCAGAAGAAACCTCTCTGGTTGATAAAATCCTGGCTGAAATGATGGGCGATAAGCCGGGATGTGACACAAAAAAGCCAAAAAAGCTAAATGCAATTGCAAAAAAACATAAAGTCTCCATTGAATCACTTGAAAAGCAATTGCAAAAGGGTATTAAAATTGAAATGGAACACACCAGCGATATCGGAGAGGCCGAAACTATTGCACTTCACCATCTAGACGAAATTCCTGATTATTATTCTAGGCTCCATAAGATGGAAAAGGGTGCCGAGCTGAATGAAGACCTTAGAGATTGGCTTAAAGATGGAGTTGGTGGCGGTGGTTGGGACAGGTATAACAGTGAAGGAGAAAGAGTTGGTAAATGCGGTGATGCAAAAGAAGGTGATCCATACTCGGCGTGTCTATCAAAAGAAAAGGCAAATAAATTAGGAAAAGAAGGAATTGCAAGTTTTGTAAAAAGAAAAAGAGACGCCCAGGATAAGGCTGGTTATGATGAAAAAGGCGAAGGCCCTAAAGGAAGAAAACCTGTATTTGTAAAAACTAAAATAGACGAGGATCTTGAATTTTTAGAAGAAAAAAATGAGCCAACCAATCCTGAACTTTGGTCTAAGGCAAAGTCATTAGCAAAACAAAAATTTGATGTTTATCCAAGTGCCTATGCAAATTTATGGGCATCTAAGTGGTATAAAAAAAGAGGCGGTTCCTGGAAGAGTCTTGATGAGGCAACAACTCGCCTTCCAATGCAAACTGGTCAGCTTCTTAGGGTTCTTATCAATTGGAGGGGTAAGCACCTTTCGGTTCAGATGTTCTTCCCTCAATTAGGAACTCCTAGAAGAGACGAGATTACTTATGCGGTAAATAAGGTTTATCCAGAGGCCAGAGTAATTAGTTACGTACCTTGTGAAATGGATTCAAGCACTCCTATTGTTCAGGTGAGAGAGGATTGGCAAAAAGTTAATAAAAAAGACAAAACTGATGGGATGAGTCAAAAGGCGGTAGATGTTTATAGAAGAGAAAATCCAGGTTCAAAATTAAAAACGGCAGTAACAGAAAAAAATCCATCAGGGAAAAGAAAACAAAGAAGAATTAATTATTGTACAAGATCAAAGGGTCAACAAGAAATGCATAATATTGATTGCTCTAAGACCCCAGATAAACCAATTTGTAAAGCAAGGCGTCGTTGGAAGTGTTGAGATTTAAATAGTTATTATGTCTAAATAATAAGTCTGTTCAGATGGCACTCTCTACGGGCAGAAAAGGCGCTTCTTTATGAGGTGTCTTTTCTTTTATGAAAAATTATTAATCTAAATAATAATGCCATCTGAATAGAATAGTAAAGGTAATCATTATGTCAGATAGGAATTACATGGGAAATCCTCTTCTCAAGAGGGCAAATATTCCCAGTGAATTTACACAAGAGCAATTAGTAGAATTAGCAAAATGCGCTTCTGATCCTGTTTATTTTGCTAAGAATTATATTAAAATCGTTAACATTGATGATGGTCTTGTACCATTCGATATGTGGCCTTTTCAAGAAAAGATGCTTACGACTTTTCATGAGAATAGATTTAGTATTTGTAAACTTCCCCGTCAGCCTCTAGAGGATAACACTCCAATCCCGACTTCTGGCGGTTATACAAAAATTAAGGATTTAAAAATTGGAGATTGTGTTTATGATTTGTACGGGAAGAAAACAAAAGTCATAAACAAAGTAAGTTATAAAAATACTGAAAAATGTTATAAGCTTTCATTTAAAGGAAAAACATTTGAAGAAGAAATCGTTTGTGATAAGGACCACTTCTGGAGAGTATATTTTGACGACACTTCTTCAGTACTAACAGCAGAGCAAATTTATGATTTAAAAAAAGAAGTTTTCTTAAAAAGACAATCGTTTAATACATTAGTTGATAATTGGGGCGAAGTAATAAAATTAGTATCAATAGAAGAAGTCGAGCCCGTAAATGTTTCGTGTGTTGAAGTAGAAAATAAGGACCATTCTTTTTTATGTGGTAAGAATTTTATACCCACAATGAATTGTGGTAAAGCATTAGCATTAGATACTAAAATTCCAACACCAACTGGTTGGACCACAATGGGAGAACTAAAAGTTGGTGATGAGGTCTTGTCTCCTAGCGGAGATTCAGTCAAAGTATTAACCAAGACTGATCCAATGTATGATCATAAGTGTTATAAAATATATTTTGATAATGGAGAAGAAATCGTTGCTGATGCCGATCATTTATGGGAAGTATGCAAAAATAAGTATAATAGTAAAAAAGAGATATTAACAACAGAACGGTTAGTAGAAAAATATAAAAATAAGACTAGCAAAAGCATTGTAAATTTGTATTACATAAATGTATCAAACTCTATAAATTGTTTTACAAAAAAAGAACTTCCTATTGATCCATATTTACTTGGGGTTTGGTTGGGGGATGGTTTTTCTTCCGACAGTAGGATAATTGCACATAAAGACGATTTTGAATTCTATAAAACAAAAATTGATAATATTGGACATATAGCAGAATCCAATAATTGTTATAGATTTAATATTCTTGATCTACATTCAAAACTAAGAAAATTAAATTTAATAAAAAATAAACATATCCCCCAAGATTATCTGAGGTCTTCTCACGAAGACCGATTAGAACTTCTTCGGGGTCTTATGGATACAGATGGATCATTAAGACCAAATAGTAGATCATTTGAATTTTACCAAAAAAATTATGATTTAATATTACAAGTAATTGAATTATTGGCAAGTTTAGGAATAAAATCAAGAACTCGGATTAAAAAAATAAAGGACTGCTTGTATTATACAGTATCATTTAATACTGATGAAATCGTTTTTAATTTACCGAGGAAAAAAAATTTAATAAAAAAAATTGATAAACCTCTTTATAGAAATAAAAGAATCTACATTCAAAAAATAGAGGAAGTAGAAAGTGTTCCGGTTGCATGTATTTCTGTAGATAGTGAGGACAAATTATTTTTATGTGGTAATTCCTTTATTCCTACTCATAATTCCACAACTGCAGTATCATTCCTTCTACACTATGCAATTTTTAATGAAAACATCTCAATTGCTATCCTAGCAAACAAAGCATCAACCGCAAAAGATTTACTAGGAAGACTCCAAGTATCTTTTGAAAACCTTCCCAACTGGATGCAACAAGGTATTAAATCATGGAATAAAACCTCATTAGAACTTGAAAACGGTTCAAAAATTATAACTGCTTCTACTTCCGCATCTTCTGTTCGGGGTGGTTCTTATAATATTATCTTTTTGGACGAATTTGCGTTCGTGCCAAATAATGTGGCATTGAATTTCATGAATTCGGTTTATCCGACTATTTCTTCTGGTAAAGACTCAAAAGTTATAGTTGTTTCTTGTGTAACTAAAGATACTTATTTATTAACGGATAAAGGATACAGAAGATTAGAAAGATTAATAGATGAGTCTAAAAAGGGAGCATATTATACAGACAATTATATTGTGAGAGGAAAAAATCGATTCTACTCTGGTAATATTGTAGTAAATAATAAAAAATCACCTACAAATATAATAAAAACAAGATATGAAGAGCTAGAGTGTTCTGAAGACCATAAATTATGGGCATTCAAAGAAGGAAAATATCAATACGTTAGAAGTAATGATCTATCTGTTGGAGATTTTATTGCAGTAAAATATAATCAACAAATATTTGGTAATGATGATTATATTGGGTATACTCCAAAAAAAGGTAAATGCACGAACTGTTTTTCCTGTGATTATGTCAATGAAGACATTGCATATTTTGTAGGATTATACGTTGCGGAAGGATATGCAAGAGAGGTCATTAGCAAGCGCACAGAGTCTCTTACGGGGGGTCAAATTGTAATAAGTTGTGGCGATGATATTACAGAATCTTTGAACAAATTAGGAGTATCATATCAAGAAACAGACGAGGTTCATTATACAATAAACTCAAAACATCTTGTTGAATTTTTAAAACTACTCGGATTCAATATCAAAAATAAAGCAACTCAAAAAGTACTACCAGATAAGGTATTATCATGGTCTAAGAAAAATATTACTGCCCTATTAAGAGGCATGTTTGATGGTGATGGCGGAGTGTCTAAAAAAGGTAGAGTAGCATACACTTCTACATCGAGGGAACTAATTAGGCAAGTACAGCTTTTATTAGCAAATTTGGGTATTATTGGTACTGTTCGTAAAACTGTATCGGCACCAACTAAAATTGTAAAAGTATATTCTACGCATTATACTATCGAAATAGAAGGAAGTCACTCAGTTAAATATTTTGAAGAGATTGGATTTGGTCTTAAAAGAAAACAGGATCGCATATGTCATTTAAGAATTCCTAAAAGAATAGGTTCAAATGCCGATTTTGTTCCAAATTCTGCGGTTATTATAAACGAAAATAAAAACAAAGAAATTCGTAAATTAGGTCTTTGTATTGGTCGAGGAAAGAAATTTAAAAATTTCTCTAGGGGGTTTTTAATCTCTCATAAAGAGAAAATATACGAGCATTCCAATGAAATTTTAAAAGAATTCTTTGATGATAATGTCCAAGAGGACATGTATTGGTTAGAAATTAAAAGTATAGAAAAATCAGAAAATGAGGTTTTTGATGTTTCACTGCCAGATATTAAAGAAGATAAGTGGGCTCACTCGGTTCTTTATAATAACTTTTTAGGACATCAAACTCCTAATGGACTTAATCATTTCTATAAAATGTGGGATGAGGCCATAAAGAAAGAAAATGATTATATCCCATTAGAAATTAATTGGAATGATGTTCCTGGAAGAGACGATGAATGGAAGAGAAAAACTATTGCAAACTTGGGATCCCAGAAGGCCTTCGACCAGGAGTTTAATTGCTCTTTCCTCGGATCATCAGACACCCTAATCTCCGGAGCAAAACTCCAAACACTAGTACATAATAAACCAATAAAATCCAAAAAGTTCCTTGACACTTATGAAGAGCCGATAGAAGAACATCAATACATGATAACGGTTGACGTTGCAAGAGGCGTCGATCTTGACTATTCGGCATTTACTGTTATTGACATAACCAAAATGCCTTATAAAATGGTAGCAAAATACAGGGACAACACAATCAAACCGATTATGTTCCCATACATCGTTAAGGACGTTGGGCTCCATTATAATAAGGCGTTTGTTTTATGTGAAACAAATGACGTTGGAGATCAGGTTGCCAATGCCCTCCATTATGACCTTCAATACCCCAACCTACTTACCTGTTTTATTAAAGGAAGACAGGGGCAAGTTTTAGGTCAGGGGTTTGGTGGAAACCGGGTCGAGTATGGCGTTAAAATGTCTAAAAACGTCAAAAAATTAGGCTCGATTAACCTAAAGATGTTAATCGAAGAAGATAAACTATTAATCAATGATTACGATACGATTAATGAATTATCGACATTTATTCAAAAATCCAATTCGTTTATGGCCGAGGAAGGCAAAAATGATGACTTGGTTGCCTGTTTAATTCTATTTGCCTGGGCCTCGACAAACGAATATTTCAAAGAAATCACCGATGATGATATTAGAAAAAGACTATTTCAAGAGAAACAGGCCAATGAAGAAAACGATATGCTCCCAATTGGGTTTTTAGAAGACGGTCTGCAACAAGAAACTTTTGTAGAAGACGATAAAATTTGGAGTGTTGTTTCTAATGAGGAACTAGCCGCCCTTTGGAATTTTTATTGAGCATTATTTAATTCTTATTCTCTTCGATGGATCTATTCCTCTATTTCTCTGATAAACAGTCAACGGTCCAGGTTTAGATTGAAATCCAGTTTCAGTACATTCCCAAATCTGAGCAGAAGTTACTTTTCCTCCAACTTTTCCACCTTTTGATGCATTAATTTTTATTTGTTCTTCAGAAATGCCACCAAAAAAACCTATTCCTAGTTCTCTTTGAATTGCTATAGCTTTTTTTCCATTTTCAGAATGCTTCTCCTTTGAAATTCCATAAAACCCTGTTTTATTTAATTTATTAGTATTGTGTGAATTTTCAAGGGCTCTTTTTCTTTGCTCTTCAGTTAAATTAAAAATCCCTGTCTCCTGTTCTCTATTTTTTTCGGCTCCTTTTTTTGAATTTTCTTTTCTTTTTTCCTCACTTAAACCATGAACTCCTTTTTTTAATTCGTAGCATTTTTTACCCGCATTTATAGATATTTGTATGTCCACCACACCATTACAACATCTATTCAGGCAATATGGATCTTTGTTAAATACTTCACTTATTAATTCCTTTTCTTTTCTATATGCATCTTTTCTTGTTGTAAAAGTGTATAAGATTTCTTTTTGGGGAGTATATTTTTTCCAATAATCTTTGTTAGTTTTTGGCGACCCCATATAATACTCATCAAATTTTTTTTCTTCATGCATCCCATAATAGTAATGGGGAACCTCTAAAAAGGTTATTTTATAGACATAAATTCGTGGTTCAGACATAACAAATAAAACGGTGTGTTTTATTTAGTGGTGAATCAATTTTTTTTCTAAATAATTAATAGCAAATATATTAAAGGGAGTACACATGGCTACACCTCAATTATCTCCTGGGGTTCTAATTAGGGAAGTTGATCTTACAGTTGGGAGAGTCGAAAACGTAATCGATAATATTGGCGCGATTGCTGGTCCTTTCCCAATTGGACCTGTCGAAGAAGCCGTAGATATTACAACCGAGCAAGATCTAATCAACGTTTTCGGCAAGCCCCAGTCCACAGATTCCCAGTATGAGTATTGGATGAGTGCTTCCTCATTCCTCACTTATGGCGGCGTTCTAAAAGTCGTAAGAACCAGTGGTTCAAATCTTCTAAACGCTACTGCAGTACGAAATGCTGCTGGTGTTTCAACTGCTGGTATCGGTGTTACCATCAAAAACTTTGACGATTATGAGCTAAACCACGATAGCGACACCAAGGACTACATATTCGCGGCAAAAAATCCAGGGACCTGGGCAAATAATCTAAAGGTTGCTATTATTGACGACAAGGCCGACCAAATTCTAGGTGTTACAACTTCTGTTGTAGCATCTGCTGTGGTTGGTCAGGGTGTCACTGCATCAATCGTAAACCAGACTATCCCCGGAATTGGTGTTACTTCCGTTTTCAATGGCTATCTAAAAGGTATCATCACTGGTCTTGGCACATCAACCCTTGATGTAAAGATTGTTTCTCTTGTTGCTGCCGGAACCACTGCAGATATCCCTGTAAATTATCAGCAACGTAATCAGGGTGGTTCTTTCCTTGTTGGAAACACTGTAACGGTAACTAATTCTTCTGGTGCGGCTGTTACTTCTCATACTCTTACCGAAGTAAGTGATTGGTACGATAATCAGTTTATCGAACTAACCAATTCACGAATTCTCTGGAGTTCAATTGCCCCAAAACCAGTTTCTACTCAATATGCCCTTGATCGTAATGCAAAAAATGATGCGATCCACGTTGCTATTGTTGATGACACAGGTAGCCTAACAGGGATTGCTGGTAATCTTCTTGAGAAGCACCTGTTCCTTTCAAAGGCCGAAGACTCTATTTCTGCAGTTAATCCGGCTCAGAGAAACTGGTGGAAAACCTATATCGCCCAATTCTCCAATTATGTTTATGTTGGCGATAATCCTTCAGATAATTCAAATCCTAACGAAAAGGTTTCTCAGACCGGTTTCTCTTCTGGTTTTGTGGGTCTTTCAACCGCACAGGGCCAATGGAACCTCCCGGCCCAAGGCAAGACTTTCTCTGCACTTGGCAACGTAACCTATAACCTCTCTGGTGGTAAAAATTATACTGTTACTAATGGTTATACCACTACTCTTGGCGATCTGGTTACTGCATACAGGCTGTTCTCAAACCGTGACGAAATCGACGTTGATTATATAATTATGGGACCTGGCCTTGGCAATAAATTTGAATCCCAGGCAAAGGCCCAGGAACTCATTTCAATTGCTAGTCAGAGAAAAGATTGTATTGCTGTCGTTTCTCCCCATAGAGGCGATGTGGTAGATATTACCAATTCTGACACCCAGACCGATAATATCATCCAGTTCTTCGCCCCGCTAAGTTCTTCTTCTTATGCTTTCTTTGATGACAATTATAAGTACACTTATGATCGATTCAACAACAAGTTCCGTTATATTGCATGTAATGCGGATACTGCAGGCCTAATGGTAAGAACAAACCTAGTTGCCTTCCCTTGGTTCTCCCCGGCTGGTCAGCAAAGAGGTGTTCTTAATAATGCCATCAAACTTGCCTATAACGCAAGCAAGGCCCAGAGAGATCAACTTTATCCACAGCGCATTAACTCTTATATCAATCAGCCTGGTGTTGGAGTTCTTCTCTTTGGTGATAAAACTGCTCTTGGTTATGCATCTGCCTTTGATCGTATTAATGTTCGTAGACTATTCCTGACTATTGAACAGGCTATCGAAAGCAGTGCAACTGCTCAACTCTTTGAACTTAACGATGATATTACTCGCTCCAACTTCATCAACATTGTAGAGCCCTATCTACGTGATGTCCAGGCCAAGCGAGGAATTATCGACTTCAGGATTATTTGTGATGAAACAAACAACACCCCGGATGTTGTTGATAATAATGAATTCAGGGCCGACATCTTTATTAAGCCCGCCAAGTCTATTAATTATGTCACTCTTACCTTTGTTGCCACTAGAACTAGTGCAAGTTTTGAAGAAGTAACCGGTAGAGTTTAATTATCTAAAAACAAACTAAGGAGGACTTAAAAATGACACTTCGCACTATTTCACAATTTAAAAACCAGTTAAGAGGTGGCGGCGCTCGCCCAAACCTATTTGAAGTAAGCATGGATACATTGCCTGAAGGTATTTCCTGGAGTACTGATGTTGCAAGAAAATTTAAATTCTTATGTGAGGCGACTTCACTACCTGCTTCTACTGTAAACCCTATTGATATTCCTTTTAGAGGAAGAATTCTTAAGGTGGCCGGTGATCGTACTATTGATATTTGGTCTGTTACCATTATTAATGATGAGGATTTTGACATCCGTACAGCATTTGAGCAATGGGCAAATAAAATTAGTAAATTGGATAATGCATCTGGTGCAACTGATCCCAATTCATATATGGTTAATGCATACGTCAAACAACTTGGTAGGGGTGCCGAACAGTATGCTAGAAACAATAATACAACCGAAAATGCTGCTATTTTAAGAACCTATAAACTTTATGATATCTGGCCATCCTCTGTGGGTGCAATTGATCTTTCTTATAGTGATAGCAACACTATTGAACGATTCACTGTAGATTTCCAGATGCAGTGGTTTGAGGTTGGTGTTGGTGACGGTAATAACAACGATGGCGGTCCTGAAATCAAGTAATAAATAGAATAACCCTAACCCTTAATTATGGCAAAACTTTTTGGATTTTCTATTAATGATACAACAAAACTAAGTCAAACAGCAGTCTCCCCCATTCCTCAAAATAACGAGGATGGGGTTGACTATTATTTAACGTCTGGTTTTTTTGGATCTTATGTTGATATCGAAGGTGTTTATAGGACCGAATATGATCTAATCCGCAGGTATCGTGAGATGTCCCTTCATCCAGAAGTGGATTCGGCCATTGAGGATATTGTAAATGAGGCAATTGTATCAGACTCTAATGACAGTCCGGTTCAGATAGAACTATCTAATTTAAACGCGAGTGATGGTATAAAACAAAAAATAAGAGACGAATTTAAATATATTCTACAGCTCCTAGATTTTGATAAAAAATGTCACGAAATCTATAGAAACTGGTATGTTGACGGCAGACTTTATTATCATAAAGTAATCGATTTTAAAAAACCAGAACTTGGAATTCAAGAACTCAGATATATCGATAGCCTCAAAATGAGGTACGTAAGACAGGCAAAGAAATCTGAAAAAGACGTAAATAGATTAAATCGCATGGGGGAAGAACTCGATCCAATGCGTCAGTCTTTCCCTGAGATTGAAGAATACTTTGTTTATAATTCAAAACCCAATTATCCATTATCCAATACTTCTATTAGTGCAACATCTTCTGAGAACGCCAAAAATGACGGGGCAATCAAATTTGCCAAAGACAGTATTGTTTATTGTACTTCTGGTCTGGTTGATCGAAATAAAAATACGACACTTTCTTATCTCAATAAGGCGATCAAATCACTTAATCAACTAAGAATGATTGAGGACAGTATTGTGATTCATCGAATGGTAAGAGGAACCGAAAGAAGGATTTTCTATATTGACGTGGGTAATATGCCTAAAGTCAAGGCCGAACAATATCTCAAAGAGACCATGATGAGATATAGAAATAAACTAAACTATAACATTGAAACTGGTGAAGTACAGAATGATCGGAGATTCCAGAGTCTCATGGATGATTATTGGCTCCCTAGAAGAGAGGGCGGAAGAGGAACCGAAGTAACAACTCTTCCTGGTTCTAATAACCTAGGAGAACTAACTGACCTCAATTATTTCCAAAGAAAACTTTATAAGTCTTTAAATGTTCCTTCTTCAAGAATTGACGGCGAAAGTGGATTTAATCTCGGTAGATCTTCTGAGATCCTAAGGGACGAGGTTAAGTTTTCAAAGTTTGTTGGAAGACTGAGAAAAAGATTCTCTAAACTTTTTGTCGATCTTCTTCGGACCCAGCTGATTCTCAAGAACATTATAACCCCAGAAGACTGGGAAGCAATGTCTGAACATATTCAGTTTGATTATCTTTATGATAATCATTTTGCCGAACTTAAAGAATCAGAACTCCTGACAGAAAGACTGAATATGGTGTCAATGGCCGAGCCTTATGTTGGTCGATATTTCTCCCAAGATTACCTAAGAAGAAAAGTTCTAAGACAGACCGACGAGGAAATTGTTGAGCAGGATATTCTTATTAAAAAAGAAATCGAAGAAGGAATTATTCCCGATCCAACGATCCCTGTAGATCCCGAGACCGGTCAACCCCTCGCAGAACCCCCAGGAGAGGCTATTCAGGGTGATATGGGCAAGGTCCCAACAGAGCCTGGTGTTGATACAAAGGCCATGGAAATGCCCAAAGGTGGTGAGATCTAAATACTACAAGTTCATAATTAATCAACATGGAAGAACTAATTAATGCAATCATTGCTGATGAATCTCCTTCACAAATTAGTGACGGGATCAAGAATATTCTATCAGTCAAGGCAGTAGAAAAAATTGATAATTATCGCCCAGAAGTGGCGATGAGTATGTTTAACGGATCCGATGAGTGATCTTTCTGATTTTTTTAAATTAGTATCAGAAGAAAAAAAGAAATCCAAAAAAGAGCTAGATGATCTTATCTCTGGCTCTTTTGAGGAATCTTTTATTGCACCATTAACCGAAAAAGTAGCCCCGAAACAAAAAAAGATTACGCCCAAACCAAAGAAAAAAGAATCTTTTGGTGAACCTACTCTTATTCAAAAATCTCTAGGTCTTCTTGCAGAACCGATAAAAACGAACAATTCGGACCCATTAACCCCACTTAATCAAAAATTTGCTACTTTAGAGGATCTTCAAAAGCATTATAAGATCTTTATTGATCGGGTTCAACAACAACTTTCTACTTTAGGTGGAGGTGGTGAAGTCAATCTGACTTATATGGACGTTCCTATTACGTCCGTAACATCCGCTTCGTATTCAATAAAACCACAAGATTATTATATTGGCGTTAATTATGAAGGAGCCGTCACAATAACTCTACCAAAAGCCGAAAGAGAAGGAAAAATATTTATTGTAAAAGACGAATTAGGAGAAGCATCTAAAGGATCTAATCGTTATATTACAATTTTACCATCTGGTTCAGATTTAATTGACGGAAGAGATCGCGCAATTCTTGCATTTGATTATGGTAGTTTAACATTTATATGGAAAGGTAATTCCTGGAGAGTAGTCTAATGTCACATTTATATGAACCGTTTAAACCGCAAGATGATGCCTTCGGAAGACTAAGGACTTCGGATCCGTTTACCCTGGGCGATTATAAGCATTTATATTCAATTGATCCGGATTTTATTGATGTAAACGTGGGCACTGGATCAACCGTCATTTTTGACCAAAACCAGGCCGGGGCTATTCTAAATTCTGGCATCAGTACAAATGGCCTTTGTATTCACCAGTCAAAAAGATATCACCATTACATGCCAGGTAAATCGCAACTAATTTTTAGTTCATTTAACTTTGGTGGGCCACAGCAAAATGTATACAAAAGAACCGGATATTTTGATGATAGAAACGGCATCTTTTTTGAACAAGAAGCAAATGGAACCCTGAATTTTGTAATCAGATCTTTTACATCAGGTATTGCATCAGATAGAAAAGTAGCCCAAACGGTTTGGAACAAAGACAAACTAGATGGTTCAGGTCCTTCTGGATTTAATTTAGACATCACTAAAACCCAATTATTCTTTACCGATTTTGAATGGTTGGGGGTAGGAAGAGTTCGTTGTGGATTCGCTATTGATGGAAAAAACGTAGTTGCCCATGAATTTTATAACTCAAATAACCTTGAGACAGTTTATATGTCTAACCCTAATCTCCCTGTCAGATGCGAGGTTAGAAACATTGGAACTCAGGTTGGTGCTGGTGGGTCATTTTTACAAATTTGTGCAACAGTAATGAGCGAGGGTGGTTATACCGAGGCAGGTAGAGAATTTTCTCATGTGTCGCCACTTAGAATTGTCGGGGTTGGTTCTACTGTTCCGGTTATTGCAATTCGCCTTAAGAATTCTTTTAAGGGATATCCTAATAGGGCAACAGTAAAATTAGAAGATATTTCTATCATTAGCGTTGGAGAAAATATTAGATACGAGGTAGTAAAAATTAAAAACTTTGTTGGTTTTTCTACACTTGGAACCTGGGTTTCTGAAAGCGATGAATCTGTTGTTGAATATAACCAGACAGCAACCGGGATTACTACTGCGGCGTTTGAAGATTTTATGGGAGGTTTTGCTTCAGGTGATAGTCAAAATATAAACAAACCAGCATCTAGTGGCTCACAATCTCAATTTGGCCCAACATCAAAGAAGAACTTTTTGTCTCAGAATTTTGATTCGACTGATTCAGAAATTTTCTCGGTCAGGGTTTCAAATATTGGATCCAATTCTACTAGTGTGGGAGTTGCCATAAGATGGCGTGAGATATACTGATAAATAGCTCTAATAGAAAAATAATAGTGGCACTCAAAAAACCTACTGAATATTTTAAAAAAGAAGATAAGTTAGCCCTCAATGAGGAGTTTCATCGGGTGGCGGATACTCCTGCAAATATTATAGAAACTTCTTCTAATTTTTCAGATACTCTTGATAGCTATAAAGTTTTTTCCGAAACTCTTGATAGTTATAGAGTCAATATAGAAAGAGTTAATCATATTTCAGAAAAAGTAGATTTAATTAGTGAAGAGATTCAAAATCTTATTTCTAAAGAAGATCTAGATAGGGCCATTATGGCCCAACTTCTTACGGTAGGGCAAAGCATACAAGAAGTCCAGACAAAAGTAAAAGGATTAAATGAAAAAAATCTATCTGAAATCAAATCAGATGTATCTAATTTAACCGAATCGGTAAATTCTTTTCTTGATAATGATGTTCCTAAGTATAAAAAATTAATTGTAGAAAGCGAAGTCCGAACCGATAATAGAGTCAGGCAATTTGAAGAAAATATAAACAAAACTTTAGACGGTATTGGAGATATTCTTGATGTAAAATATCAAGAATTAACAGAATCTCTTGAAGGAATTAACGAAAAAGCCCTGTCTAGTGTTTTTGAAGATTTTGAAAAACTAGAACTTAGTCTTAAAAAAATTCAAAGCGAAGAAATTCCAAAATATAAAAAGTTTATAATAGAATCTGAAAAAAAGACGGAAACCAGATTAAATGATTATGATAATAAACTTTCTACCACTTTAACGTCTTTTACAGAGAATTTAAATAATACTCTTGATAAATTGTCTTTGATTGAAGACAATAAAAATGAATTAATTTCTGAGGTTACTCAAAAATTTAAAGAGCTTAAAGAATTAGGTAGTTTAATTTCAAAAGAAGTTGAAACTAATGTTTCTTATAAAGAACAAATTAAAGAAAAAGTTGCGGGTCTAGAAGTTAATATTCTTCTTAATGAAAAACACATAAAAGATCAAAACAAAAATCTTTACGAAATTGAAGAGGACGTTAAGAACGCCTTATCAAAAATAAATTTTGAAGAAATTGAAAGACAGAATCATAAACTTGGTAAAAAAGTCAAGTACCTAGAAGAGGTATTTAAAAAGTTTGATGAAAAAGAAATTCTTTCTGAAAACAATTTCACCGAACCACCTTCTGTAAAAAATAATGACCCGCTAACTCCCTTAGATCAAAATTTTGTAACCCTAGAACAACTTCAGCAACATTATAGATTATTCATTAATCGGATTCAACAGCAACTATCAACGCTTGGTGGGGGCGGTGAAACCCGATTAAAGTATCTAGATGATATTGTTGGAATCGCAACCAATCCGGCTGCTTATGATGGAAAGTTTCTTAGGTATAATCACCCAGAAAAAAACTTTGAATTTGTAACTGTTGAAGGTGGTGGAGGACTTATTGATATTGATAATATCACTACAAATTCAATTACTATTCTTGATAGTGAGCCAGATACTCCATTTTTTAATCAACCTGTTACATTACAAAAATCTTTTACTGCAATTACAAACACAACGAATCCAACATCAATTCATAAGAATGTTAACGTTTCTGATTATTCTACTATAGAATATCTAATTCAAGCAACAAATGGAGTTTCTATAAATACCGTGAAAATTTTATCGGTTAACAATGGACTAAATATAAATAGTAGTGTGGTTAGCTCAGCGTCAGTTGGGTCAACTTTTGTTGATTTTAATATAAATATTGATGATGGATTTATTGATCTAGTGGCAACATCTAATACAAATTCGACTATTATATATAATGTATCATACCTGGCAATTACTAGACCAGCCATAGAATTTACACTTCAAACTGAAAATAATATGATAATCCTCACTGAAGACGGAAATAAAATACAAACCGAGGTCGCATGATAGGAACAATCCGAATTAGCCAATTACCGACTTCTGACCCCTTAGATGGAACAGAAGTTATTATCATAAATCAGAACGGGACAACTAAGCGGTCTACTGTCGGTGATGCTGTTGGCCTAGTCACTTCGGTGCAATTATCTGATTATGCTTCTGTTTCTGGTATAGCCACAGTAGCCGAAGGTCTTACTGGAAACCCTTCAATTTCCGTTTCGGCTTTAAGTGTTTCTGGTGTTTCAACATTAGGAAATGTTCAGGTTTCTTCTGGAATTGTTACTGCCACTTCAGGTATTGTTACTTATTATGGTGACGGTAGTAAATTACAAAACATTATTTCTGGAGTAGGTATCCAGTCCACTGGAACTGTAATTGGGACTGGAATTACTACTCTTAATTTTACTGGTCTAGGAAATACTTTTTCGGTTAACGGAAGCACTGTTGATATTAATATTTCTGGTAATACAAATATTTCTTATGCTTCTACTACAAGAACTTTAAGCAGCAGCACTGGTATTGGAACTGTTCTGCCATTAGTCTCCACGTCTTCGGCGGGGCTACAGCCGGCCAGGTCGTTTTCGACGATCACCTACGGCGCGATGGTGGCGCTGGACTTCGCCAGCCTCGATGCCCAGTACCGGACGATCAGCCTCACCGGGAATCTGGAGCTGACCACCAGCAACCTGGCCAATGGGCGGACGCTGGTGATTCGGCTGGTGGCCGATGCCAACCAGCGCACGTTTACGTTCCCGACTGATTGGAGGTTCCTGGGCACCAAGCCCGCGAACATTGCCGCGTCGAAGGTGGGCGTGCTCAGCATCACCGCATTTGGAACCACCAACGCTGACGTGGTGGCGGCCTACGCCGTGCAGAGCTGATGATGAGCACCCTGATCCGCCTCAACCCGCTCCGCTGGCCGTATTCGCTGGGCCAGCTCCGCATTGATGAGCCGAGCCGGTCGTTCTCCGTGTCGCCCTCCAGCCGCGAGCTGGCGCACTACGGCGTGTTTCGCGTGGTGCCGCAGGCCCAGCCCAGCTACGACCCCGCCACCCATCGCGTGATCGAGGCCCAGCCCGTCGAGGCCGATGGCCAGTGGCTGCAGCAATGGGAGCTGGTGGAGCTGACCCAAGCTGAGCGAGAGGCGCACTACCGCCAGACGCACCCGCCCCGCTGGATCGAGTTCAGCGATGCCCTGCCGGTGGAGGTGGATGGGCTGCTGGCGAATGCGCAGACCGTCTCGCCGCGCCTTGCACTGGCCCTGGGCGTGGGTCTCGGGAAGGCTGCCGATGGTGACAGCAGGGTGTTCCTGGGCGCCTGGCAGACCTGCCGGGGCATTGGCCTAATCGCGCCTGAGCTGGTCACAGGGCTGCAGATGCTCGCCACTCAGTACGACCTTCCCGCTGAGTTCGTGGTGGGCCTGGCCGGGGCACAGCAGCAGTGGAACTGGCCGCCTAATCCGGCGCGAGGCGATGAGTGGACCGGCCCTGATGGGTCGCGGTGGCGATGGGATCAGCCGAGGGCGGTGGATGGCACCTATGCGCCGGACGATCCCGAGACTGAGGCCGTGGAATCGGCGCTGCAGTGGCTGCCGGTGGAGGTGCAGTTATGACGTTCAGCCTGTTTGATGTGGCGTTTGTGGGGAGCTTGACCCCGCCTTCCGCCTACGACCCCGACGCATCGGCCTACATTACCGCCGTCGAGACCGCCGATGGCCAGGCACTGGAAACCGCAGTGCGCGATGCAATCAATGCGTTTGTGGTGGGGTGCAAAGCTGATGGGATCTGGAGCGCTATCAAGGCCAGTT